CAGGCGGTGCGGACGATGACGATGCTGCCGGCGGGGGCGGTGGCGTAGGAGCCTTTCTGGGCGCCCGCGTGGCCGCCGCGGAGGGTGAGGGTACGGTAGGCGGGCCGTCCCGGGGTCGGCCGGTTGGATTCGACTCTCCAGGTGGCGCCCTCGCGGATGATGAGGCTGCCGGCAGAGACGTCCTCGATTGGGGTGGGCTTGGTGGGCTGGTGAGGGTACATCACCTGGTGTTCCTTTCTGGGGTCATGGGAGGCCTTCTGGCGGCCTGTCAGTGGGGGGTCTTGGTGGTCGCCTGGGCCGCGTCTTTGAGGGCGCTGTAGAGGCTGCCGAGAGTGTCTGCTGGGCCGTAGGGAATGTGGGCCGGCTGACCGCCGCGAGGATGGATGGTGACCCGCCCGTCTTTGACGGTGACCTTGGTGCCGGCGGGCAGTTCCTGGTCGGCGATGACGTTCCACGCGGCGATCCGGGCGATGGTGGCTGCGTTCATTGGTGGCTCCTTCCGGGTTGTGGGCGATCGTTCAGAGAGCGTTGAGGGCGTCCGCGTCGAGGCGGCCCATGGTGGTCAGCCAGGCGCAGAGATCGCCGTGGAGGCCGCTGTTGGGGGAGCCGTCGTAGGGGAGTCCCCACTGGTCGACGTCCTGGTAGACCCGCTCGCCGTCGAGGGTGAGGGTGAACCGGGTGAGGGCGTTGCCGGCCGCGTCGGTGCGGGGGGCGGCGTTCAGCTGGGCGGTGGTGTTCATGTCTGTTTCCTTTCTGTTGGTTGACTTATCAGACACGGTCAATGCTCCTACTGTGTGGGTCGCCCATCAACCCGTCCGCCCGTGAGATCGGCCACACGAGCGTTGGGGGGTGGGGGGCGTGGGAGGGTCCGGCCCCCTCGGACGCCGGGGATGGCGGAGAGGACCGGACCGCGGGACGTCGCGGGGCCGCATATCAAGAGTACCCCGCGACGTCAGCGTCACGACCAGAGGCGCCAACCGGACGACGTGCCGCCGCCCAACTCGAACGTCAACACGGCCGGCGCGGACGAGTCGCCGGAAGCGTTCTGGAACCAACTCGAACCCGGATCCGCGGTCGGCGCGCAGATGATCTGCCGGCTGTCCCCGGCCGTCTGCACCGAGAAGGAATGCCAGTGGCCATGCAGAAGCACCCGGGCGTCCTGCATGCCCGCCACGCATCCGAACGCCTGCCCCCGGAACCAGTCCGCGACCCGGCTCTTCGATCCGGCGGCATGGCCGTGGGTGACCCCCATGACCGTCCCGTCGGCGGCCCGCACGGTCAGCGACTCCAACCGCTTCTCTGGTACCTCGAACTGAACGTGCTCGTAGCCGGGCCGGCCGGCAATGATCTGCCGGATGTTGTCGGCGATCAGAAGCCCGTAGTCGTCCCCGGGGAACGAGGCCCTATTGCTGCGCCCGATTCCGGTACGTACCTGGCAGTGGTTCGACGGGACCGCCACGTAGGTGACCTCCGGGGCGGCCGGCACCAGAGCCCGGAGCGCGTCAGCGAGCAACGCCTGCGCCGTCCTGATCTGATATGTGAGCGGCAGGTCATTGGTCTGCGCCTGGCTGACCGTGTTGCTGAACCCTTCGGTGGAGTCGCCGCAGTCCACGAGGATGACCTTCCGGAACCGGCCGGTCACATGGTCGGCGATCTGGGCGGCAGAGGAACGGACCCGGCGGACGGTCTCCTCGGTGCCGCCACCTCGGTCAGTCTTCCCGATCTGCAGGTCGGACATCACGACCACAACCGTCGACGGGGTTGACATCTCAGGGGCCGGGCCGGCCGGCTCTGCGAAGATCGGCGCAAGATCCTCGTAACGGTGGGCCTGCACCTCGCTGCGCTCGGCAACGCCAGGCTTGTACGTGATCTTCTCGTACGACCCGTCGGCCAGACGCACTGTCTTCCCGCGGGCCGTGATGGCTTCGACGGGCACGCCGAAGTACTCGTCAACGCCGCCTTTGCCCATCTCGCTGCGCCGCTTCAGCGCCTTCCTGTGACGCCTGACGGCGGCCTCGGAGGTGCCGTACTCGTCGGCGATGGCTTGGTTGGTGCGCCGCTGATGCTGCGGCAGGGCGTCGTTCTCAATGATCGCCTCGTCCAGGGGGGTCATTCGCTCAGCTCCTTCTTGTAGTTGTTCGCCCACTGGCGGAGCTTGAACATGTTGAACCCTGCCCAGTGGTCGACGGTATCGCCGCTGCGCTTGTCGATCACATAGCAGACCGGGGCGGCCGTGTAGTTGTTCGTGGAGGCGATCGCCTGCGCGGTGTCGTCGTCCTTGTACTTCGTCTCCAGGTAGGGTGTGCTGTTCTTGGTCAGGTACCGCTTCGAGGAGCGGCACTGCTGACAGGACGGCTGCGAGGCGATCATGATCTCGAATGAAGCCATTGGTTTATGTCTTTCGTTTTATGAGGGTCTACGTGTAGTGAGGTGGGTGGGGGTACTCCCTGACGGTTTCCCCCCACCTGTGACGCCCGTCAGAACGGGGCGTTGAACGTGTTGGACGTGGTCGGGGCGAGTGCCTGCACGCCGCCGGCCCTGTCGGATTTCCTGATGTACCCGAGGAGCTTCGGGAATCGGACCTCGAGGGCGACGCCGGACTTGGAGCCGGACTCCCAGTTGCGGCGGATGAGCGCGCCGGTTATGGACACCTGGTCGCCTTTGCGGAGGATGTCGCCGAGGTAGTTCTCCCGGTCGCCGAAGAATGTGGCGTCGACGTACAGCGGGTCGCCGTCGTCTTCCCATTGCTTCGTGTCTCGGTTCTGGGTTCGCCTGGTGGCGGCCATGGCGAGCTTCAGCATGGCGGTGCCTGACTGCGCGTACTTGATCTCCGGGTCTCTGGTGAGCGTCCCCGTAACGGTGATCTCAGCGGCCATTGGTGTTCCTTTCGTTGAACAGGTTGATGATGGTGACAAGGTCGGTGACGGTCATGGTCACCCACTGGTCTTCGGGCTTGTTGTTGCCGTGTCTCTTGTGGATGACCACTCCGGCCGCCCCGCCGATGTTGCCGGCTTCAGTGTGCGCTTCCCGAGTCCACCTCGGCAAGTCCATGCGGGTAACGTTTTTGCATTCAATGGCGATGCGCTTGCCGGCGAGGTGGACTCCGGCTATGTCGCCGGAGTCGTGGGCACCAGTCTTGACTTGCCGGTCGACGTGGAGGCCGTACAGCCGGTCGTTGAGGTGGTTTGCGATGAGCCGTTCGAACCGGGAGCCGGCGGCTTTCGCGGACCTCAGGTTGCGTCCCATGCTTCGCACAGCTCCTTCTCGACCCGATCGTGGATGGCGGTCAGCTGGTCCTGCAGGTATGCGCGCATCTCGGTGGTGTCTTCCTGTCGGGAGGTCAGGTAGGCGGTGGCGTCTGCGAAGTGTGTCTGCAGGGAGTCGAGGCCGGCCTGCCAGGAGTCCCTGGCGGCGATGTTGTCGACGTGCCTGCGCGCGTACCAGCGGGCTTTCGCCATGTCCTCCCCGTACGTGCTGCCATCCTTGACGCCGGCGCGGAGCGCGTACTTCAGGACGTTGCCGATCAGGAACGTTTCCCGCTCGGTCAGGTTGATGGCCTCGACGGGCCACCGCGTGTAGTGGGCGGGGTGATTCACGTTGTCGCTCATGAGATCACCACCACAGGCTCGCCGCTGGGTTCGATGTGGAACAGGTCCCAATCGCCGGGCACCACCTCTCGCCTGCCGTGCATGACGATCGGAACAGTGGCTTGCTCGTAGTCGGCGTCCGCCTTGGTGGGGGTGACTACGGGGATGTTGCCGTACCGGTCGGCGATCTCTTGCAGCTCGCGCGCGAGGCCGTCGACGGTGAGGTAGGTCCTGTTGTCCATCTTTTTTTCCTTGTCGTTCATGAGATCACCGCCATGGGGGTGCCGTCGGGGTCTGCGCGGTACTGGTCCCAGCCGGCGACGTGGCCGGTCTTGGTGGTGTTGATGACGGCTAGGGTGTCCGCCTGTTCGTAGTCGAGCCCGCCGTCGGCAATGACGGCGACGGGGGTGTCGTTGCCGTAGCGGAGGGCGGCGTCCTGCAACTGCCCTATGAGCTGGCCGATGGTGAGGCTGCCGGCGCTGCCGGCGGCGTAGTCGCGGCCCGTGGCCCCGGTTCCGGTGGACCCGAATCCGCCCGCGCCGCGGTCAGTGTTGTCATCCACGATGCCGGGCTCGTAGTCGACGGGGGGCAGGGGAAGGACAATGAGCTGGCAGATGCGATCCCTGGCGGCGACAAGGACCGGTTCGGTAAGGGCAGTGACAAGGACCTTCAGGTTGCCGCGGTACCCGGAGTCGATGACCCCTACGCCGTGGGGGATTGTGAGTCCCTTCCGCCCGGCGGACGACCGGAGGGTCAATTGTCCGTAGTAGCCGTCCGGGATGGCGACCCTGACGCCGAGGTCGATCGTGTACACGGCGCCCCTGCGCACCAGGCAGGTCTGCCCTTCAGGGACGTACAGGTCGAGGCCGGCGTCTGTGTCGTGGGCTCGGACTGGGTCTGTCACGTTCATTGTCTTCTGGACGATGATCTTCATGAGTGTTCCTTTCTGTTCCACGGGGACCGGTCCCGGCCCTTCGTTAGATCATGTGGTTCGGCGTGGTAATTGTCAATGTCGTCTTCATCCCATGCGAGCGGGGAGTGCGCGCCGGAGTCAACCGCAGTCTTGTGGGCGACCTGCGACCCGTAGTTCACGGGGGCGAGGTTGCATTGGTTGCGGGACCAGGCGCACGCGATGAGGAGCCTGTCCTCTTCGGGCACGTACTCGCCTGCGCGGCCTTTCCGCACTGACTTCAGTTTCACGCCGGCCATGTCGGCGATCCGCTGTTCGGAGTGGCCGATCCACATGAGAGACAGGATTCGCCGTTGCACTCCGATCGGGGTGACGGTTCGGAGGTTCACTGCTCCTCCTGCGGCTCCGCGTTGATGCCGGCCGCCCATTTGTCGATGACGGCGGACAGAGAGTCGGGGTCGTCCATGCTGGCCCCGGCGGCCTGCGCCTGCCGCCAGACTTCGTTGGCGTCCCGTCCGGTCTCGTGGCAGTAGTCCATGAGGATGGTGCGGGTCATGTCTCGCTGCGTGTGGTCCTCTTTGGGTTCCTGCCGGGCGTTCTGCGTGGGCGCGGATTCCAGCTCCTCCGGCGTGTAGACGGTGCCCGCGAGGGCGTCCGATGCGCCCTGGCGGCACACCTCGGTGATAGCGCGGGCGCGGAGCATCTGTCGCGGGTACTGCTGCCACGGGCCGCGGCTGCCCCACAGGCCGGCCGCCCGCGCTTTCGTCTTGTCCCAGGTGACAGTGAATTCGTAGTCGGGGTCGTCGGCGCGGATCAGGGTCGCGGTCACAGAGTCGCCGTCTTCGTGGAGGCGCAGCTTGTGGCCGGCCCGCCTGACGACGGCGCCCATAAGGTCCGCGGACATTGTCATCTTGCCGCGGGCCACGACCATTGACTGCATCACCTGCGTGTATGGGACGCCCAGGGCGTCGCCGATGTCCATGGCCCACACAATGTCGGCGGGCTTGCCTCGGTATTCAGCGGGGATCAGTGTGGACTGGGCGACGATTTTTGCGTGCTCGATACGGTCTGTCATCGGGGTGTTCCTTTCATCATTGTGCCGAGGAGCTGGTTGGCTACGTCTGCGGGGTGCGCGTCGCATTGGTATGGCATGTCCACGGTTGATCGGCCAGCGTGCATGGTGACTCCAGCCCGGCCGACGTGGACGGACATAAGGTTCTGGTCCCCCCAGTAAATGTGCAGTGTTGCGGCTTCGCCGTCAACCATAGGCTCCTCGATGAGGTAATCCGGGCCCGAGTGGTCGCGGATGCAGACGTCGGCGATGACCTTGGCCATAGCGACCCTGTCTGCGATGCTGGCGTAGCGGCCGATCATGACCACTCCTCGCGGGCGTCGTTGAGGGCCCGGCGGATCGCATTGTAGATGGCGTCCTTCGTGCCGTTCGGGTCGCAGACGTAGCGGCTGCCAGCGGCGTCCAATGTGTACGTGCCGTCCTCGTCAATGCCGGCGATCACATTGCCGCGCTCGGTGCGGGCCTCAATGTACGGAGATCCGTAGGTAGTGCGCCGGAAGGCGGCGTACTCGCCGTAGCCGAGGTGCTTGCGGATAGCTTCGAGGAGCGGCACGAGAAGGCGGGCCTGGTGCAGAGGTGACATTGATGGGTTCCTTTCAGTTGGTTGGTTCAGCGGTTGCCGAAGTAGTCCTGCTCCGCGTCAGCGGCGGCTCTAGCCTCGGTGAGCGCGAGGTCGAGGAGGTCACCGAAGCCGCTCTCCTCGTCTGCGTAGTGGTGGTACGCGCGGTCGTAGGGGCTGGTGTAGTCGAGGAGACCGTTGCGCCAGGAGATGGAGGAATGGTTGACGGCGGTTGAGATGACCAGCGTCGGGTCGCCGCTGCGATCGTCCCTGCCTGTTGACAGGGACTCGCCTTCCCGGAGTAGTGGACGCAGGTAGGCGATCACGTCGGCGAAAACCACTTCGGGGTCCGGCGGCGGCTCCGGGGCGCCGTTGCGGCGGGCGTGACCGAGGACAGCTTCAACAGTCCGGTCGGGTTCGCCTACGCCGGGCCCCCACACTTCAAGGGCGCCTTCCGCCTCGATGGCGTACAGGCTTTCCGCCTCGATGATGTACACCCACACGGGCAGTCCTGAGGTGGTGATGATGTACATGCGGTCGCCGAAGGCTCTGTGGTTGGTGGGCTCCTCGACCATGACCTCCCCTTCGATGAGGTGGGAGCGGAGAAGGCCTTCAATGTCGGAGAGTTGCATTGGTGGTTCCTTTCAGCTGTGGCGGATGTTGATTGTTTGGGTGCGGCCGGTGGTCGGGTCGGTGTAGGTGGCGTGCTTCCGGTAGGCCATCTCGGCCCGCTCGACGCGCCGCCTGTATCTGATGGCTGCCGCTTTCGCGGGCCTGGGCCGGTTTCTCATCTCAGTATTCTGGGGAATGTTCATGGCAGTGGCAGATTTCTCAAAATATTTTCCGCGGCAGCTTCGGTGTTCTCGCATTTGAATTCCAGATTCCACGGGAGGGGTTTGTTGGACGAGACGACAATGATACTGAGGTCGTTGTTTATGACCGCGACGCCGCGACCTGGAATCACGACCGCGCACCTCCGAACGTTCCCTGCCGCGGACATCACGGTAACGGCTTCCACTTTGGCGGGGAGCCCGCGCCGGCCAATTTCCTTGGCGACATCTAAGGCCATCGTCCGCGGGTTCCTCTTGCGTCGATGGAACATCAGTCCTCCTCGAGGGAGAGGAAACCCCCGACGATCCGGCCGGCATCCCTGAAGGTGGTCGGGTAGGAGACGTGGGCGCCGACCTTCGACACGTACACGATGCGGTTGTGGTGGACGGCGACCTTCGCGGTGCAGGTGGCGCTGCCGTTCTCGGCGATGGCTACGACCGCAGCATCGGGGTAGCCGGCTCGGCCGACCTCGGTGGCTACGGCGCCATAGCTGATCGTGTTCTCGCGGACCCACTTGGCGACGAGGGTTGCGGTGTCGTTCTGAGCGGCGGTCGACAGGTACATGCGGTGTTCCTTCCTAAAGCCGTAGGAGCGTTTCTGAGGGCCGCTCAGCGTGCGGCCGGTGCCTGGTACCGGACCGGGGCCGTTCGGGCCGCAGCGTGGCGGAGAATGGCCTTCCTGCGGTTGCTGGACCGGGTGGCTCGGATGGCGGCCGGCAGGCCGACGACGAGCCCGAGGACGACGACCATCGTGACGTGGCCGGTAACCAGGGCGAAGGCGGAGGCCAGGACCCAGACGATGCTGAGGGTGGCGACCCAGGTGATCAGGGTGGTGCCGGCCTGGCTGGGGAGCTGAGCGGTGGTGTTCATTTGGTTCCTCCTCGGTGGGGGTTGATTGAGTTGACGGAATCAATCTACGGCGTGTCGACACGCCGGTCAACCCGTGTCTCGGTGACGTTGGTCACGGTCGAGGGGGGCGCGGGGGGGTATCAAAATGAGACGACAGGGGGGTATCAAAATGAGACCCAAACCTTATCCAAGAGAATAAACACCCCCCCTACCCCCCCGGTGCCGGCGCTCCCCGGCGTCCACACAGGCGCGACCCACGCCGGCGCCAGGGGCGGAACCCATCCGGCCGGCATGCGGTATGGTTGACCCCGTTGGTTGATCGGCTGACCTCATGGTTTTCTTGTTGTGTTCCCCAGAGGTCAGCCGGGGCCCGGGTCGAGCCAAGAAGCTCCCCGGGCCCCACCAACCAGCCAACCAACACAACAGCCAACACAACAAGGAGAAAACACATGGAGTGCTTCAACAGCCAGGTCATCGGCGCCATCAACATCCGCCCCTACTGGAAACGTCGCGACCTCACCGGCGGAGACATCGCCACCCTCACCGCTCTCTGCACCTGGTGGAACTGCGAACACATCTACCCGTCATGGGCCGCCATCGAACAACGCTCAGGACAGTCTCGCCCCACAGTCGCCCGCGCACTCAAGCACCTCACCGAACTCGGCATCATCGAAACCCGTCACGTCGCAGGCGGCGCCAACGAATACGCAATCCACCTCGACGCCCTCCTCAACCACGACGGCCTCATAGCCGCAGGAGCCACCAGCCACGACCGAGCCACCGAGCAGCCGCGGACTTACAAGCCCCTCACCCCCATCGCCGACCGAGTCACCGAAAACGACATCGACCGCGCCCGCGCCAGACGCGACAAAGCCGCAGCCAAGAAACAGGCCCAGAAGACGCAGGAAGCCCAAGAGCGAGCTGAATTCAACCAGGCCTACCCAGGCACCAAAGCCACCGCCCGAGACTGGCAGAAAGCGCGACAGCACGCCACAGCCCAAGAAATCACCGACGGCGCACGCGCCTACGCAGACCAATGCCGCCGACGGGAAACACCCGCCCGATACATCCGCACCGCCCGCCGCTGGCTCGAAGACCACGACTGGGAGAACTACCAGCCCCGAACACCAACCGACTCCACCGACCTCCTCGGCACCCCCCGCATCGATAACCCCGAACTCGTCAACGCAGAAACCACCCCTGAACTCATGGCCAACATCGCAGCCATGTGGAACAACGCGACCAACAGCTGAACCCGCCCGGAAAAAGGAACACGCAAATGGAAACCATCACCATCGAACAATGCCTCGTCGGTTCCGCCCTCGCAGGCAACGAAGCACAAACCGACACCACCTGGGCCACCACCCCAGACATGATCGCCAACACCAGGTACGCGGTCCTCTGGGGAATCATCCGCGACCACTGGGCAATGGGCAGAGTCCCCACCCCCGCTTCCGTCCTCGCTGAAGTCCACAAGCCAGCCACCGGGGAAGACATCCTCGACTGCGTGCACGCGTCCGTGAACCCTGTCGACGCGGACCACTACGCCCGCCTCGTCCAAGAAGCATCCGCCAAACGCGCCGTCCACGACGTACTCACTCGCGCCGGGCAGCTCCTCCAGGGCGACGCCACCGCCGCCGAAGTCGCCTCCTGGGCACAGTCCCACATCGGATGCACCGCCCCCGACGGAGACACCGTCTCCATGCCATCCCTCATCGACCAGTGGTACACAGCCAAGAAAGCCACCGGCGTCCACACCCCATGGGCATCCGTCAACGACATTGTCGGCATGCACCGCGACGGCGGCCTCCACGTCATCGGCGCTCGGCCCGCAGTCGGCAAAACTCTCTACGGCCTGTACCTCACAGCATGCGCCGCACGCAACGACCGGCACGTCCTCTACGTGTCCATGGAAATGCCAGCCCGCGAACTACTCCCCAGACTCCTGTCCCAGGCCACGGGTGCTGCACTGAAGTACACGACCAGGGAAGAGCCCACACCATCCGACCTCGCCGACGTCCTCAACCGGGCTGCAGCCCAGATGGCGGCCCTGCCCGTCCACATCAGCGACAAGGCCGGCATGTCCGTCGAACAGGTCGCAGCTCTCGCACGCACCCTCCACCACAAGAAGAAGCTCGGCGCCGTCGTCATCGACCACATGCAGCTCCTCGCCCCGTCCCGGGGCGTGCCCGGTTCCTCACTCAGAGAGATGGTCACCTACCAGTCGAGAGCATTGAAGGAACTGGCCCTCGAACTCGACGTTCCCGTGTTCGCCCTGTCGCAGCTGTCCCGCGCCTCCGAGATGAGGGACGACCTCGCCCCGAAGCTCGCCGACCTCCGCGAGTCGGGCAGCATCGAACAGGATGCGGACACCGTCACCCTCCTGTCCCTGCCCGTGCGCAACGGTGTTCCTGACAGGACGCGGCTGGCCGTGTCGATAGCTAAGAACAGGCACGGCGCAACAGGGGATGCTGAGCTCATCCGCCAGCCCGCCATGGCCGTCCTCGCAGAACCCACCCCACAGGGCCGCTGACAGGCCCGCAGACGGACGAACCCCCCTCACCTGGTACTCGGGTGCAGGGGGTTGTCCGTTGGGCCGGCAGCGTCGCTTACACGGCCTCCGTGCACCCAGGGGGCCCGGATACCATAGGAACATCCGCACCAACCGATAAGGGAGACCGCAATGACCCGCACCCTCTACGCCACCGCACTCATCTCCGGCATCCTCTCCGCCATCCACGCCGCACTCCTCTGGTGGGCCGGCTTCACCACCGGGGAGCTCGACATCTCCACCTCCCTCCTCTGGACCGTCGTCTCCGCCGTCTGCCTCGCGTCGCTGCGCCCCATCCGCTGGGCCCGCAAGCACGGCAGCCGACCAGGCTTCCACCGCCGCTGACCCCCGGATCCCCCGACACCATCACAGGCGCCGGGGGATCCGCCTATCTCCTCGCTCCACACCGCACCACCCACCACAGACAGGGACCTCGTACCCAGGAGAACCGGACGCCCCACCCACGCGCCCGCGCCCCGTTGGGGCTATGACACCAAACCAGAGATATCTAGGTAGTAGACAGTAGGCACCTGTGGATATGTGGATAACCCCACCTTCCATTGCAACCCCAACGATCCGCAACCCACAACCACCTGCGGGTAACTCGGGTGGTGCAGTGAATCACTTGTATGCACAACCACTTATCCACAAGTTATCCACAACCAATCCACAGGGATACCCACAGAGTTACCCACATGACCCAGCACACAGGGCAGGACTAAAGACCCAACCCGGGGAAACTCAAACACCAGAAACCCGCAACCCAAACACCCCCCACCCAGACAGGAACCACCCAACCACCCCACACCCCCACCACCCCACCTAGGATGGGCACATGGCATGGACCACCAGCACACGCAGACAACGACTCCCAAACAACTGGAACAAAATAAGACAACAAGTCCTACAAAGAAACAACAACAAATGCGCAGGACTCCCCCACCCAATGGGCACACCCACCCAGATAGCCAGGGGCACCACCACCCCCACCGGGAGGTGGCACGCCGCCGGATGCAACCGCCACGCCACAGACATCGACCACATCACACCCGGAGACAATCATTCAATAGACAACCTGCAACCCCTCTCCCACGCCTGCCACCACGCCAAGACCACCGCCGAGACCCTCGCGCGCACCGCCACACGACACGCAATGACACAACACAAACACGCGCCGCACCCAAACATGCAACAAACACAAAACAAAAACAAAACGAAACAAAACGAAGAAAAACCAAACGAAACGCGCAACAGAAACTTGCGCGAACGCTTCACATGAAAACGAAAAAAATCCGCGACCGAAACGCGAAAAACACCCTGGCACCGCCTCCCCCCCCACCCCCGGAAAGGACCGCCGGAGGTAGCAATCACCCGGCGCGATGCCCGATTCGCCAGGATTTCGGGTGAGCGCCGCCATACGACGGCCCCGCTACCCTGGTACCAACCACCCCGACCCGACGGGGCACAACAGACAGGAGGGCAGATGTCAGCATCACCCGCAACCGCCGCAGCCCAGATGGAGTACTGGGCCACCTGCGGCCCCGGGAAACCACAAGGAGGTGACTACAGCGTCGGATACTCGCAGCCCGACCGGTGGATGGCATACGAACGGTCCACCGACCTTGGCTGGCTCACCGCGGACGCCAACATGGACTGTTCCGCCGGCGTCGCCGCCGCCTGGAACTTCGCGTTCCACGCCGACGGGGAACCCTGGAACTCCAGCATCATGTTCCCCAGGGACACATACACAGGCAACATTCGCGGCTACGCCGCCTCCAGAGGCTTCGAGGACGTCCACTGGGACGACAGCAGCCTCTACCCGGACGGCGGCCTCCAGCTCGGCGACCTGATCCTCTCCGAGGCGGCCTCAGGAGGCGCCGGGCACGTCGCCATGGTCACCAAGGGCGGGCTGTCCGAGGCGTGGATCGCCGAAGATGGTTCCATCGACGGGTACATCGGCGACCAGACCGGCTCCGAGTGTCGATGTGTGTCCTATGAGGGCCACCTGTACACGCAGACAGCCCGATGGACGCACTGCCTCCGCTACCTCGGCGGCACCGCAGCGCCTATCCCGCCCACACAGGAACAGTCCCGCGCCAGCCACGACGGGTACGAACTGTCGTACGTGCAGCAAGCCGTCCTGCGCGCCGCAGACAATGTCGGCTGCCCTTGGTGGGCTGCGCTCGCGGCCCTGTGGATGGAAACCGGCGAGTACGGGGCGAATATCTTCGGCCACGACGCTGGCGGCGCCTACTGCGGCGGCGGCGAAGTCACCGAAGAGAAGTTCCGGGACTTCTACGCACAGATCAGCGCCGGCGCCACGTCCAACGGGGTGGGCCCGTTGCAGGTCACGTACCCGGGCTACTTCTTCAATGACCCCGACCGGGCCTGGTGGGACCCTGAGAAGTCCGCCGAGATCGGTTGCGGCATCATCCGGGACCTCATCAGCGCCGAAGGCGACTCCTACGAGGACCTGAAGCGTGTTGGCTCCCGCTACAATTCGGGTAGCGCTTATGGCGCCTACGAGGCGTACGGCGAACCCTTCAGCGACCGATGCAGGTCGTGGTACAACTACGGGCGCCCCAACGGCGCAGGACAGGAGGCATGGGAAATGGCTGAAGGTGTTGACCTTCTCAGGGAGATCAGGGACCTGTTCAGGTCCGGGCAGGCCGGTGACCACTTCGCCGGCGACATGAACTGGTACGCGAAGGCGACCTACGAGGAGACCAGGGCGATCCACGCCGCGGTCGACAAGGTCCTCGATGCGCTCACCCCCGGCCAGGAGGGCGTCAAGTCCGCGGGCGCGATCTACGGCGCCGTGAACGACATCCGCGCCGCCGTGAAGCCCGCTGACGTTGAGCGGCCCGACGCTGCAAAGTGACCCCCCATATCGTCCCGTGCGCAGCCCATTGGTTCGCCGCCGCAGCGATCCTGGGCGCGTACTGGGTCGGGCGGCTAGAAGGCCGTCAAGAAACAACAGAGGAGAAAGATGAATCTAACTGCTGAGCAGAGCGCGACCCTGACCGCCGTGGCTGCCGTTGCGTGGCCTTTCGTTCAGGCGGCCCTGGACAAGCCGTACTGGACTGCGGGCAAGCGCCGCGCCCTGTCCCTGGCTGCTGTTGTTCTGATCGCCGCTGGCACATGGTTCGTGGGCGCCTACCCGGCGACCGCTGAGGCTGCCGTGTCTCAGCTGCTGGCTGTCGCTGGCCTTGTTCTCGGGGCTTTCAACATCCTGAAGAGCGTGAAGATCAACGGCGTCTCGATCCTCGACTGGGCGGGCATTGTCACTCCCGGCGGTGTCACCCTGCGTGGCTCCGGCGACGGGAAGCACAAGGCCTGACCGGCCCTTACGGATACCCCGCCAGTTCAGCCGGCTGGCGGGGTATCCTTGTGCCCTGACCGCAAACTGTTAGGAGTTTTCTCGTGGCACGTCTGACATCCGCTAGGCGCCTGCGCAAGGAAGTGTTAGAGGAGTGGGACCTGTCGCCAGTTGAGGTGCGGATCCTGGACGACATGTGCCATGAGGCCGAGCTGATATCCCGGATGGCGAAAGAGCTGGACGGCGGGGACCTGCTGACGGTCGGGTCGACCGGTCAGATGCGCCCCAACCCTCTGCTCGCGGAGATCCGGCAGCACCGGGCAGTGATGGCGTCCCTCGCGAAGGCCTTGCGTCTGCAGGATGACACTGACGAGGCCCGCCTGGCACGGTCGGAGCACGCCGCAACCGCGGCTGCGGGCCGCTGGGGGTTGACGCATGGCACGTCGGCGTAACAGTGCGCCGGCCGAGGCCAGCGAATGGGATGAGACCGACTGGCCGGCAATCAAAGCCTGGTACAAGGAGCGCCTGTCCGCCCCGGCGGCCCTGCCTGACTGCGCGTGGCCGCCGATCGCGCACGGCCCGGTCTGGACCATCGAGAACGGGCGATGGCTACTGCCTGACAGCACCATCGGATGGGATGTGCTCGCATGGGCGTCTTCCTCGCTGGTCGGCCCGGGCGGCGGTGCGTGGACATTCACGCCAGAACAGGCCCGGTTCATTCTTTGGTACTACGCAGTGGACGATGACGGCATGTTCCTGGCGCCCACAGTCGTCCTGCAGCGGTGTAAAGGGTGGGGGAAAGACCCGCTGGCCGGCGTGATCGCCCTGAACGCTCTCCTCGGCCCATCGCTTCCGCAGTCCACTCCACGTGGCGTCCGCGGGCGCCACGAGCAGACACCGTGGATTCGTCTGCTCGCCGTGTCGCAGCAGCAGACCGAGAACACGATGGGGGCGATCCGGGCGATCGCCCCCGCGCAGGTGCAGGCCGAGCTCGGCGTACGCGTCATCTCCACGTACGTGCGCCCCACAGACGGCTCTCCAGGCTTCATTACCGCGATCACGTCGAACCCCGACGCCGCCGAAGGGTCCCGCGCCACCCTGACGATATGCAACGAGACCCAGAACTGGACCGCCTCCAACGCTGGCATCGCGATGATGGGGGTGGTGCGCGGTGACGCCGCGAAGTCGCCGCCGGACCGGCAAGCGCGCGTGCTGCACATCTGCAACGCGGCCCGCGTCGGCGTCGAGTCGGTAGGACTTGCCACCAGGGAAGCGTGGGAACAGTCCCAGGCGGGGAAGATCCGCTCCTACGGGCTCATGTACGACACTCTGGAGGCCCCCCCGCAGGCGCCGCTGACCGCGGACGATGCCCCGGAAGTTGTGAAAGGCGTCCGCGGCGACGCGACATGGCTGTCCCCGGACCGTATCGTCCAGGACGTCCTCGACCCGGAGACGCCGCCGTCCGAGTCCAGGCGGAAGTGGTACAACCAGGTCACCGCAGCCGAGGACGCGTGGGTGACCAGGGAGGAATGGGACGCCTGTTGCGCCAAGGACCTACCCGCGCTCGACCCTGACGATGAGCTGGTTTTGTTTTTCGATGGCGGTAAGTCGGATGACGCGACCGCTTTCGTGGGCTGTCGGATCTCCGACGGCGCCGTGTTCCCGCTCGGCGTGTGGCAGCGCCCGCCCGACGCCCGCGCCCACGGTTGGGTCGCGCCCCGCGAAGAGATCGACCAACGCGTCCGCGACGTCCTCGACCACTACAACGCTGTCGCCCTATGGTGCGACCCGTCCCACGCCAAAGACGACGAAACACTGGTGGCTTTCTGGGACGGCATCATTGACGGCTGGCACCGCGACTACCGGCGGAAACTCCGCATGCCCGCCTCCAGGCAGCACGCCACCAGATGGGACATGTCCGACCCGTCCCACACGGCACGGTTCGTCCGCGGCGTCAACCGCGTCTACGCGGACATCGAGGCCGGCGGGCTCCTCCACGACGGTGACGCTCGGCTCCGCGCCCACGTGCTCCACGCCCGCCGCGTCCCCTCCAAGTGGGGACCGTCCATCGCCAAGAATCATCGCGAATCCAGGAAAAAAATCGACCTGGCCGTCGCCATGGTCGGTGCCCGTATAATGCGTGAAGAGTACAGAAACAGTCGCCGCAGAGGACGCGGAAAGGTATGGTGACCGCCCATGAATGACCGCCCCTGGGAGAAGCTCGCCGAGGACACCGCCGAGAAACGATGGGAGGCGCAGCAGCGGCAAGAGGACCTCGTCCCCGGGTCGACCACGCCCGGCATCGGGGCGCCGCTCGCGACCGTGGACGGCGGCGGCAAGAGCGCCGACCAGAGGCGCCTCCGCGCGCTCGCGCTCGGCCCCACCCTCGCCCTTCTCGTGGATACGCTCGGCCGTCAGATCATCGCTGACGGCGTCACCCGCACCGCCGACCAGCAGGGCGACCTCGCCACGCTATGGGCGCCATGGGAACGCGCCGGCATGCCGACGCGCCAGACCGCGCTCTGGAAAGCCGCCCTGACTGACGGGGAAGCGTTCCTACTGGTCGCACCGAACGGCCCGGCCGCGAAACTTGAAGCAGCCTCAGTCGCCCGCGTCGGCATGGACTGGGGGGACGACCCCACCGCGGACTGGCCCGCCCGCGCCGTGTTCCTCACGAAAGGCGGCCGCCCCACCCTGTACGTCACAAGCCAAGACTTGATCCGCATCGACCGGGCAGGCAACCCCTACGAGGTCGTCCGTCACGGTCTCGGATACACCCCCGTCTGCCGTTTCGCCCCCTACCTATCTATCGACGGCGACGCAGAGTCTCTCGTGGACCGGCTGCGCATCCCCGCCCGCCGGTACATCAAGACGGTCCACGACCGGCTCCTCATCCAGCACTCCAACTCGTGGCGAGTGAAGACTGTCACCGGCTTGGATGACCCTGGCAGCCTCGAAGACGCCGAGCGAATGAAGGCGCACTTGTCGACCTCGTCGATCCTGACCGGCGGCGACGGCGTCCAGTTCGGGTCGCTGCCGGAAACCAGCATGCAGTCCGTCCTCGACGCGGAGCGCGCCGACCTCGGAACCCTCGCTGCGCTCGCGTCTGTCCCGTCCTGGTCCCTGTCCGGGTCACAGCTCGTTAACCTGTCCGCCGACGCCCTCGCCGAAGCAAAGTCGGCCGAGCGGGCGCACATAACCTCGATCCAGCGCGCACTCGGCCGGCCGCTCCTGAACGCCCTCCGCGCTTCCGCCCAGATCGAACACCGCATCTCCGATGCGAACGACTACACGCTCCGCGTCGACTGGCGAGACACGGAAGCCCGATCGCTGTCGCAGGCCGCGGACGCGCTCGGCAAACTGTCTCAGTCACTCGGCGTTCCCGCGCAGCTGCTATGGCAGCGGATCCCCGGCGTGTCGCCCGCCGAAGCGCAGGAGTGGCAGGAGTACGCGGACGCCCACCCATCCGAGCTGGAAGCGTACGCCCGCGCACTCACCTCCGACGGGGAAGGCACCCCGCCCGCCGAGGAGGCCTGAGCGGTGGCCCTCACTGCCGTCGGCGCAGCCCTCACTGCCGGATACCAGCGGCATATTTCCGCGATAGCCGCCGCCACCGGCCTCGCAGTAGCCGACGCCATGGACGACATCGACCCGGACGACATCGGCGGCGCCCACCAGTACGCGGTGAAGAAAGCCGCCGACGCCATCCAGGCCGGCACCCGGCAAGGCCGCACCCTCACAGCCCGGTACCTCACCCGGTACGCCCGCGCCGAAGACATCGACCTGCCGACCCTCCCCGCCGTCCGCCCTATCGCCAGGCAGGACGCCGTCCGCACTGCGTTCTACTCCGGTCCCGTCCGCGCGAAAACCCTCATCCGCCGCGGCATCAGCGGGGAGCAAGCTGTCGCCGAAATGCGGGACTGGGCCGCCCAGTGGGGCCGCACCCGCGTTGAGTCCACGTCCCGCGACTACGTCATCCAATCCGCCAGGCGCACCCGACTGAAGTGCAGGCGCGTCATCGTCGGCAAGACATGCGCGTTCTGCTCCATGCTCGCAGCCCGCGGCCCTGTCTACACCGAAGACACTGTCACGTTCCGCGCCCACCGCTGCTGCGACTGCACCTGGGAAATCTGCAAGGAAACCCCCACCGAATGGCTGAAACGGTCTGCGACGTCGCGCGAGCTGCGCATCAACGCCGCCTACCAGGAAGCTGCCGCGAACATCCACGCGTCCGGCGAAGCCCTGTCCGGCCGGCCGGGACGACACAACATCACCATGGAAATGCGGCGCGTCGCCCCGGAGTTGTTCTCTGATGGGTGGAAGACCCGTTGATATATACTGCATGCAGCGCACCAAAAGGAGGAGTTAATGTCCCAGTCGAAGCCCCGTCCGGACGCGTCCGCGTCTGCGGCATCCACCGACAGTGACGCCAAGGCCGACCCGAAGTCGGTGACGGGCGCCGAGCAGCCCGCCCCCCAGCGGGCCACCCCCGAGCGAACTGTCGATGACACTGACGAGACCCAGCCCGAGCAGCCCACCCCCGAGGGGGACGCTTCGGCGAAGCCTGCCGACAAGCCTGAGGCCGCACCCGCCGACACGGGCGACGCGGAGCCGGCCCCCCAGGTCCCCGACCAGGAGCCTGCCGCCGACGCACAGCCGGCCGTTGACTACAAGGCTCTCGCCGAGGCGGCCCGCGCCGAACTGGACGGCCTGAAGGCGCAGCTCGCCACCCAGGAGTCCCTCAAGTCCGTCGGCCTCGCCCCTGAGCTCGCCGACTACGTCACCCTCAACTCCCCCGATGACGCCCAGAAGCTCGCCGCAATCATCGCCCCCCAGCCGCAGGCGGCCCCGTTCGCCCCGGTCGGAGACGACGACACTGACGAGAACATCACCACCATTGGCAGCCGGATCTTCGGTCGCCGCTGATAGAAGGGAAGCCCCATGGCTAACTTTGCAACCCCGGCGATGAAGGTCACCAAGAGCTCCGTCGCCGCTCTCCGCTACCTGTCCGCCCTGCCGCGCACCATTAACCGCGACGCCGAGTCCGGTTACGAGGCCGGCTACGGCAGCACCGTCAACGTGCCCATGCCCGTCAAGGCGACCGCCGCGACCCGCACCAAGGCTCAGCGTGACGCTCGCAACGCGATCAGCTACACCGACCTGACCCGCGCGTACGTGCCCGTCGAGCTCGCCGACCAGATCTACTCCGCGGTCCGTCTGCCCTCCGACTGGTACACATGGACCCTGCAGTCCTTCGAGGCCGAGGTCGCCAAGCCGACCGCCGAGGCCGTCGTCGATGAGCTCCCCAAGAAGCTCGCCGCGATCATGGCCACGATCAAGGCTTCGCAGGCCGCGGACGCTTCTGCCGTTGGCGTCGACTACACCGACGCCAAGGCCCTGAAGCTGAAGAGTGACTCCTCGAACGTCCTCGAAGTCGTGGCCCGCCTCGCCCGCGTCCTCAACAGCCGTGAGGTCCCCACCTCCGACCGGACGATCGCCGTCGGCCCCGGCATTGCCGAGGTCATCCAGAAGAACCGCGACCTGGCGAACGCCGCCTACCAGGCCGACGACGGCGACAGCCTCCACGAGGCCGTCATCACCCGTCTGAAGGGCTTCACCATCATCGAGGACCCGCGCCTCCCGGAGAAGTTCGGCATCGCCTACCAGCGCGACGCGTTCACGATGGCTCTGCGCGCCGCGACCGTGCCGCTCGGCGCCTCCTACGGTGCGAACCACGCCGAGGACGGCTTCGCCCTGCGCCTGATCTGCGACTACAACCCCGACCAGGCTGAGGACCGCGCCGTTGTCGACGCTTTCTTCGGTGCTGCTGTCATGGACGATCAGCGCGCCACTGCTTTTGGACTCGCCTGATCGCAATGCCCACCACAGCGCTGGCGGACGTCACCGACCTCGGAGACTGGCTCGGAGAGAGCATCACCGAGGACGGTGACGTCCGCCGTGCCAAATGGCTCCTGCGACGGGCCACCTCCCTTGTCCTTGAAACCTGCGGACGCGTCGCACGGCCATGGACCCCGGCTGACGTCCCTGGCGGCGTGCAGGAAATCATCCTGTCCTGCGCGGCGCGAGCGTACGTCAACCCCGAGTCGTGGAACTATGAACGACTCGACGACTGGATGGGTGGCGGCAAGCCCGTCCCCGAGGACGGCCTGTACCTGACACCCACCGAAAAGAAGTCACTGCTCCTGTACATTGAGGACGCCCCCACACGCGGGCTCGGCGTGATAGGCACGTACAGGGAAGTGTGGCCGCCCGCCACGAACCGGTATGGTGACAGCGGCTGGATCGACGCGATCAGGGGGGAGCCGTGAGTCACCCGCACGCCCGCCGGCGTCGGGCTGAATGGTTGATGGTCGACTCGTGTGTGATTGACCGGCCGGAAAGGTCAATGAACTGGAACCCACAGGCCGGCCATGACGAGCCTGCCATGGCTCGCGTGTACGAAGGGAAGTGCCGGCTGCGGCAGCAGACGTCGTACGGCACCGCCCCGACCACCGGCGGGCACACCTATGAGCTGCAGCAGACCGAGCTGCACATTCCCCGCGAGGCCGCGTACCAGCCGGCCATCGGAGACGTCGCCACCGTGACCGGGTACGCATATCCGTTCCGAATCCGCGGCCTCATCAACCAGACGCACAGGACCGCCACGAGAATGCTCGTTGACGCGGAGACCGACTGATGCCCGCCGACGTAACACAGCTGCGTGCGCTCGCCGCCGACTTCGCCTCTGCCCAGGAGGCCGGTTCGGCGGTGCAGGTCGGCGTGCGCAACGCCTTAGACTCGGCGAAGGAGCGGGCGCGGCAGGACTACCGGGCGTTCCCCAACAAGGGAATCGCTAAGGTGGGCGACACGTTCTCCTACGACACGAAGCCGTCCGGCGCTGTTGTACAGGCCGAGTTCGGCCCGTCGAAGCCGAAGGGCGCGCTAGCTAACATTGCGATTTGGGGCACTCCTAAGGGTGGCGGCGGCATGCCGCACCCAGCCGACTACATGGACGACAAGGTGACCGACGAGATCGCTTCCACCCTCGACGAGATACTGGACAAGTTGTCATGATTAAGATCGGCCCGTTCGTGAAAGCAATGGAGAGGGCATGCCGGGACCTGTGCCGGTACGACGTGTACCTCGGTGAGGTCACGAAAGCCAGGCCGAACGTCCCGTACGTGCTCGTGAAGTTGCCTGCCGCCGGCGCCGGCAAGGCTGGCACGCTCGGTAATGCCGCCGACGAGATAAGCTTCCTGCAGCCGCTCACGGTGGTTGCAGGAACCGCCGACAGGTTGCTGACCGTAACAGATGACGTCCGTGGGGTGCTCGACGGGTATGAGCTGCGGGTCGGCGGCTGCCACGTGGAGCCGCTGCGCCTGTCGTACTCGTCCGGGCTGCTCCGCGATGACCAAGTGGACATCCCCGCCTACGGCCACCTGTTCTACTCGGTAGACATGTGGCAGGTTACGGCGTTCAAAAGATTTGCCTGAGTTAAACTGACCTAGAAACGTACGTTGTCCGGCGCTGACGCGGCGTCGGAGAGAGGAGAAAGCCGACATGGCTTCGTCAATCCGGACGCTCGGCGACGGCCGCATCACGCTCGTCGCCCTGGGCACCGACTCCGCCCCGGTCGCGAACAGGAAGGCGCCGACCGCGGACGAACTGAACAAGGGCATCCACTTTGAGATGTCTGTCATGAAGTCCGACTATAAGCTCGGATCAAAGGGAAGTACTAGCGTGGAGGAGCCTGTACTCGGCGCCGCCGGCAAGGGCACCGTCCCCGGCCCTGCAGAATACGAGGGCCAGGTCAGCGTGTACTGGTTCTTCGACGACAACGGGCAGAAGGTCCAGGGCGGTGACAACGCCGTCTGGGAGCTGCTGAAGCAGACCGGCCGCGAGTTCGAGCTGTACGAGCGCGAAGGTAAGAAGCCCGAGGAGCCGTTCGCGAACGGGGACGACGTCGACTGGTACCACGTCGCCCCCGGCCAGCCGCAGAAGCCTGACGACAGGACCACGTACACGAAGCGCACCGTGTCCCTGTTCATTTCTGACGCCCTGGAGAACGAGATCACCGTCGGCGGCGGCAAGGTCCAGGCCGCCCCCACGATTACGTCGATCGACCCGTCCGGGAAGAAAGCCGGCGACACCGTGCTGATCACCGGTACGAACTTCGTTGGCGTCACTGGTGTCACCTGCACGGTGGCCGGGAAGACTACCCCGGTCGCCTCCTACCGGGTTCTGTCTCAGACGGCTATCAGCGCGGTCCTGCCTGTCGGTGTTCAGACGGGCAACTTCATCGTCACGAACGCGGTTGGCGCGTCCGCTGGGAAGCCCTACACGGTCGGCGCCTGACGTACGCCACCCTGTACACTGGGCCTGTTGCCCCCGCTGCCATGTGCGGTCTCTGGCGGCGGGGGCGACACCGCACATAGACCGCTTGGGACCGCAGACAGGGGACGCCGATGAGCGACCGTGTTGACGTTGACGCTGACAACTTCGAGAACCGCACCGACGGCGCGGACACGCCAGAGAAGTTTGATTTCGCCGCGTGGATGGCCGGGTTCCAGCCGACCAGGAAGTCATGCATGCTGTACGGGCGCACCGACCTGCTCGCTGTGATCGACCGTCTGGACGAGGAGGCCCGCCTGCCCGGCCTGTCCGACGAACGCAAGAAGGAGCTTCTCAACAAGGCCAACGCGACGCTCGCTGAACTGAAAGACTCAGCGGTGGAGTTCGTCGTGCAGACGATGTCCGTGTACGCGCAGAAGGAACTCATGGAGTCGCTCGGCCACCGCACGAAGGATGACCCTGTCACCCACGAGATGGAGTGCGCGTTCATCGCCGCGCACATCGTGGAGCCTACCGGCGTGACTGGCGAGGACATCGCCGGCCTGTACCAGGCGTCACCTCAGCAGGTCGAGAAGCTGTCCCGCTGCATCCGCGCCGTCGACACGGAGAGCCCGACCATCACCGCCCCTTTCTCGTCCAGGTCCTGACCGCCCCGACCGGGGCCTGGCTGCGGTCCATGGTGAAAGCCGCCATGGGGTGGGGGCGTCCGCCGACGGGGATTCTGCGCCGGTCTAGCGAGTGGGTGGCCCAGGACTACGACCTGGCGAACGCTTACTCCCTGTACGAGTCATCCTTGTGCCCATGCGGGTGTGGCTACCCGCGCGATGTGGCCTGGGACGAGTTCATGGACGGCTGGTTCGAAGCCCGAGAGGTGGTCTGTTATGCGAAAGCTGCCCGTGAACGGTGGGAGAAGGACCATTCCGAGCGGAACAAACATGGCGACCTCATCTCCCCCCCGAAAGAGGGGTCACTCCTGTATGTCGCGGACGCCAAGGTAGAATCCGAACAGGAGTGAGGAGAGTCTTGTGGCCGACAGAACCGTAGTTGTCAAGCTGACTGCCGACGCATCCGGGGTGAAGGCCGGCATGCAGGAGGCGTCGTCTGCGACAAAGGGCGCCGCGGACGCAATGTCGCAGGCCGGCCAGGCCGCGCAGGGCGCCGGCGACCAGATGGGCAATGCCGGCGAGCGGGGCAAGTCCGGGCTCGCCGGTCTCGCTGACTCTGCGCGCCAGAACGGGGCGGCTTGGACTACGGTAGGGACGGCGGTCGCGGGTGTCGGGGCGGGTCTGCTCGGGTTTGCGGGCATGGCCGGGAAGATGTCCGCGGACTTCGACGCATCCATGTCGTCTGTGCAGGCCGCCACCCACTCGTCCGCGGACGAGATGTCCCAGCTGCGCGAGGCTGCCATCCAGGCCGGCGCGGACACCGCGTTCTCCGCGACAGAGGCGGCCTCCGGCATTGAGGAGCTGGCCAAGGCCGGCGTATCCACAAAAGACATTCTCGCGGGCGGCCTTTCGGGCGCTCTGGACTTGGCTGCTGCGGGTGAGATCAGCGTGTCCGAGGCGGCTGAGACCGCGGCGACCGCAATGGTGCAGTTCAACCTGTCTGGCGACAAGGTGACCCACGTCGCGGACCTTCTGGCCGCTGGCGCAGGTAAGGCGCAGGGCGGCGTCCACGACATGGCGTACGCCCTGAAACAGTCTGGTCTTGTTGCCTCGCAGGCCGGCCTGAGCATCGAGGAAACGACGGGCTCGATCGCTGCTTTCGCGTCCGCCGGCCTGATCGGCCAAGACGCCGGTACGAGTTTCAAGACGATGCTTCAGCGTCTGGAGAACCCCTCCAAGGGCGCCAAGAACGCAATGGACGACTTGGGCATCCATATTTATGACGCTCAGGGGCACTTCATTGGGATCACCGCCGTCGCCGAGCAGCTGCGCAACGGGATGAAAGACCTCGGCGAAGAGGAGCGCAACACGGCGATGAGCACGATCTTCGGGTCGGACGCCATCCGTGCCGCGAACGTCCTGTACAACGAGGGTGGCGAAGGCATCCAGGGCTGGATCGACAAAGTCAACGATGCCGGCTACGCCGCTGAAACTGCACGCCTGAAACAGGACAATTTGAAGGGCGACATTGAGAAGCTGGGCGGGTCCTGGGAGACCGCCATGATTAAGATCGGGTCGTCCTCGCAGGCGCCGGTCCGTTCCGTCGTTCAGCACATCACATCCCTGGTCGATAAGCTTGGGGAGCTCGGCAGCGGCACTCAGTCCATGATCATGAACTTTGCCGCGTTCGGGGGTGCGGCCCTGACCGCGGTCGGTGGTCTCATGGTGATGGCGCCGAAAATTGTTGAGATCAAAGACGCCATGAACGCGCTGAACTGGACGGCTGCCGGCCTGAAAGGGAAGCTCGGTGAAGTCGCCACTGGCATGACTGGTTTCGGTCGGGCAGGCCGGATGATGATCACTGCCGCCCTGATTGAAGGTGTCAAGCATTACGGCGATGAAGTGCGCCGCACTGGCGTGTCCGTGGACGAAATGTCCACGGCGCTCGCTCACGGCGGCTCCGTCATGAACAACTTGGATTTCGATAAAGGTAAGTACTCCCTGCAGGAGTATTCGCAGGCCTTGGCGGACATCAGCCGCCCGTCCGTGTGGTCGTCCGTGCAGCAGCACTTGGCTAGCTTCGCCGACGGTGTCGCTGGCGCCTTCGGGGCGGACACTCGCTCCGATTTGCAGCGCACGAAGGATGCCCTTGAGACGACGGGTAAGGCTCTGTCTGGCATGTCCACAGACGACGCTGTGGTACAGTTCAAAAAACTATCGTCCGAGATGACGAATGGCACGAACAAGTCAATGATCGACCTGATCAACTCCATGCCGGATTTCAAGTCGCATCTTAACGAGGTCGCAAAGCAGATGGGTTTGACGGCGGACGACAATACGCGCCTCGCCATTGCGTTGGGGCAGATTGACCCTAACGCTCAGGCCGCGGCCGGCGGCACGTCGCAGCTGGATGCCGCTATCCGCAAGGCAAAGGAAGGCACCGACCAAATCGTGCCATCCATCGAGGAGGTAATCAAAGGCATCAAAACGTATGGTGACACCGTCATCGCGAACTCGAACGCGGACATCAAGTTTCAGGAGGCACTGAAGAACGTCAATGACGCTGTCAAGGAGAACGGCGCCACGCTGGACATCACCACGGAGAAAGGCAGGAAGAATCAGTCCGCTCTGAATGACTTGGCGTCTGCCACGTTCGCGCAGGTGCAGGCGGCGCAGGCTGCTGGTGCCGGTCAGGATGAGCTGCAGTCCAAGATGCAGACCGGCCGGGACGCGTTCATCGCAGCGGCAGAGTCTATGGGGCTCACAGAAGACGAGGCGGTCGAGCTCGCCGATAAGTACGGCCTTATCCCCGAGAAGATCAACACTGAGGTCACCGCCGACACGTCACAGGCGACCGAAGCTGCTAACGGCGCGACGGCTGAGATCGACGGCATGACAGGGACCATCTCCATTTCCGGTGACGCCGCACAGGCGGACTACACGTTGACCGTGACGGCTGACTCGATCAACGGTACGACCGGCGTGGTTGAGATCGACGCGGACAACGACCAGGGGCTGGCCGGCCTGCAGGAGACCGTGCAGACGATCGACAACTCGGATGGCACGGTGTCCATTCTTGGTGACGCTACCGGCGCCCGGTGGGAGAAGGACTCCGTCCATACGGAGATCGACAATACGACCGGCACGGTAACGATTTCCGGTAACGACCAAGCTAGCGGCAAGGTCCGCACCGTCAAGTACAACATCGACCAACTCCACGACAAAGAGATTTCGATCACTACTCGGATCAAGCAGATCTTCACGTCGGTCGGCCATTGGATCGGCGACCACATGCCGAAAGGTTCCTGGCTGCGGTCTGAAGGGGGTCCGATCACCCCGATCAAGGGGTACGCGAACGCTGGCGCCGTGCACGGTCCTGGCGGCCCGAAAGACGACTGGATCCCCGCGTGGCTATCCAACGGGGAGCATGTCCTTACCGCCGCCGAGGTGGCCGCCGCCGGCGGCCAGGACGCTATCTACCGGCTGCGGCGGATGATCCGCGACGGCGACATCCGTAACTACATGGAGGCGCGCCGCTTCGCTGACGGCGGCGCACTGTCCGCGTCCTCACCGTCCATCGCCGCCGGCGGGGCTGTGTCCGTGAAGCAGCTGCGCAAGGCCATGGACGGGATGAACTTGGAGCTGACCGTGGACGGGCGGACCACCCTGACTACCAGGATGAAGTCCGTCGCGGACGGGCGCATCGTCACCGCTAACAGGATGATGGGAAGATGATCGCATGGCAACGATGAAAGCTTTCACGGCCCAGCACACGGGAATGCTGTCCCTGCAGCCGAACCCGTCCCCCGAAGGTGCGGCCGCGATACCCGTATACGTAAAGTCGGACGACAACCGGGTACTCATCTGGCATCCCACCGACTCCGAGTGCATCAGCGACCCGCTGGCGCCGATCGGCGAGGAGACCACGTACGCACAGGTCGGCGCGTCGGACACTACCGCGGTGCGCACATCCATCGGGGCGGACATCATCTCCGACGAGACCGGCCATGTCGCCGTCAAGGGGCGCATCGTCGAGGCGAACGAGGAGTCGTTCTCCGCGGGACTGACGACCTTGTCCACGTCAGCTGGGACCCTTGACAGATGGGGGCAGTCCGCGGAGCCACTGTCATACACGATCACCTACCGCACGAAAGGCCGCGCCGACTACGAGACGCTCCGCGCGCTCACGCAGCGCCCCGGCTACCTGATCGTCGCCCACGATGGCGACGCCTGCCGGATCCCGTCGTGCACGATCCGTCCGATCCGAGTGGTGGCCGTACAGAAAGCCACCGCACAGCAGACTGAATCACGCCTGGCCGGCACCGTCCAGTGGGAGCTGTCCGTGACGGAGCGCCCCTCGGAGATGGTCCGGCACACCGAGCAGTGGCTCGGCATGTACGGCACCAGGATGGGTTCGTGGGCGCCGTGCGTCACCTGGGGTGAATGGCTGGACTGGGAGGCGAAGCTTGCCTCCGGCGACGTGAAACGGGAGGTTTTCTACCTGTGGGGCGGCACCACACACCCGGAGGATGACAAGTTGCTCGGCGGGGACATCTCGGAGAACTGGTCGCCGCACGGCCGGCCGACTCGCGGTGGGGGCGTCCGCACTGTCACCCCGACGGCGGGCACGTCCAGCTTCCGGCAGGTGCCGGTCGATCACACTGTGGAAGTGTCCGCCTACGTGCGACGCATCGGCAGCGACTCCGACCTGTCGAACGTGTCGGTTGGCCTGTGGTTGTCGAACGGCCGCGGGTCAGGCTCGACGAAACGCAGCTTCGACCATCCGGACCGGCAGACACGAGGGAAGCCCGACGCGAACAGGTGGGTACTCATGAAAGCGACAACCACGATCCAGGCCGGCGCGGACTGGATCGCGCCGTGTCTGCTGCTCGACGGCGACCCGCTGCCGACGGTCGAGTTCGCCGAGGTCGGCATTGCGGACCTGTCGTTGTCGGACATTCCGGACATTGCCTCGCGCACGTACAACGACGTGTGCCGCTATGTGGCGGGGATGCCGTCATGAGGCCCGGCCCTTCCTTGTTCGACATGGCCCAACCGGCGCGGTGGCGTGTCCGCGTGGACGTCCGCTACGGCGGGAAGATCGAGTGGCGGGACCTGCCCGCATACAACGTGCAACTGGACTGGGGGAAGCTCAGCACGAAGGCGGACTCGAACCCGACCGCCCCGGCGCGGCTGACGCTGAACGTTCCCCGTCAGCTGGCGCCGAAAGACCCGACCGACCCGCTGGCGAACTACGGGCAGGAGCTGTGCCCTGTCCTGGAGATTCGCCCTCGCGAAGGTGAGGGGTGGGACGTCCCGTTCGGGCATTTCCGGATCACGGACTCCCCGGCGAACCCGGAGGAGGCGACCGTGCAGGCGAAAGATATGCTCTTGGACCTGGAGGAGAACCCTCTCCCGTTCCCGCACTCACCGTGGTTGGGGGGGACTCTGCTGTCGGAGATGCGCCGGCTGAACCCTGTCCCTGAGCACACGTACATCTGGGTGGACCCGAAGGTGCGGAATGTTGCCCCGATGGCGTCATTGCAGATGCCGCCGAACCGGCTGGCGTCGGTAATCATGTTGGCGGACTCATGCGGTGCGGACGTGCGCATGGGGTACGGCGGGAAGATCGAGGCGTACGCCCGGCGGGAGAACTGGCAGGCGCCGGACGAGACGTACCCGCTAGCGTCTGGGTTACTCGTGGACGCACAGCGGACTGAGGACCCGTCCGGCCGGCTGCCGAACGTGATCGAGATCAACGCAAAGGGCGACGGTACGAAGTCCTACTCCCTGTCTGGGAATAAGTCGTGGGCGGACGCGATCAAACGGTCTGACCATGACACCGAAGTGGACGAGGCTCTGAACCTGTTGTGGGAGTCCAAGCCCACGGCGTCTGCGTGGGGACAGAAGGATGAGCTGTACCAGAACGCGAAGGACACGGCCTGGCAGTGGAGGCACAACCTGTGGCCTGGCTGGGAACGCGAGGTTGACGACAAGGGGAAGACGACCGGATGGAAGTCGAACTACACGTACGATTTCCATATCGGGATGCAGTACTACGGCACTCCGTACGACCCGAAGCACTACGGCCGGGTGACGAAGGTCACGGACCTGTCGTCGGATAAGTCATGGTCGAAGATGGTGGAACAGGCGAACGCGGACGCGTTCCACGCCCGCGACCGTCTGCCGTCCTGGAAAGTGGAGATGGCGTTCGACCCTCGTATCGAGATCGGCGACCTCCTCGCCTTCGAAATCAAGGAGGGCGAGTGGATTGCTATCATTGTCTCGAGCTACTCGTGCTCACTGTCTGACGTGTCTCGCACGATGACGGTGATTGGACGGGAGGCCCGCCGCCACCTGTAGGGGAGGAGACCGCATGAGTGATAGCAGCCTGTACCTGGCACTCCGCGAGGGTAGCCAGGCGTCCCAGCGTCGCGACACAACGATCCGCTGGGTGAAGGGGCGTGTGGTTGACACGTCGAAGACTGACCCGACCCTGCCGGCAGGGTGGGTGCGCGTCGGCATGCCGTACGACAGGCCTGAGACGTACGTGGCCGGGGAGACGCCTGGCCTGTACACGTGGCAGGGGGCGATGGTTACTGTCCGCCTGCACCCGGATGGGACGCTGCTGGCGATCACTGACGGGCAGGATGAGCCCGGCGATGAGCGCACGCAGATTGAGCGGCTCGGGCCGGCCGGCCGGGAGATCGCGGACGCCATGAACGATGCGGTGGACGCGAAGAAGGCTGCCGCCGAGGTGAAGACTCGCGCCGACAATGCTGCGAAGGACGCCGCCGCTGCTGCCCGTGACGCGCAGACTGCCCGCGCGAAGGCTGAGGCTGCCGCCACTTCTGTCGGCACTGTGCAGGACAGTGTGAAGGGCCTGGATGGGCGTATCACTGCCGCCGACAAGGCCGCGAAGGACGCGGCTACGGTGGCGGACGCTGCGAAGACCACTGCCCGGCAGGCCGCCGAGACGGCGAAGCGCGCCGAGGATGCGATCAAGAATTCCGGTGACAACGCGAAGGCGGTGGCTCTTGCCGAGGAGGCGAAGTCGCTGGCGCAGGCCGCGCAGACTCTCGCCGGGCAGGCGAACACGAAAGCGCAGGACGCCGCCAATGCCGCTGCGACTGCGGCGCAGAAGGCCGCGGATGCGGACTCGGCGGCGAAGAAAGCTGACGCGAACGCCACTGCGGTGAAAGCAACTGCGGACGGTGCGCAGGCTGCAGCGAAGGCCGCGCAGGCTGACGCGCAGAAAGCGCAGGCCGACTACTCGGCACTGAAAGCGAAACAGGACGCGTCTGCGGTCGACATTCTGGCCGCGAAGCAGAAGGCCGATGGTGCTGCCGCTGCCGCGCAGGGCGCCGCTGAGAAGGCCGACAAGGCTACCGCGGACGCGCTTGGTGCCCGGAATGCCGCCGACCAGGCTTCCGCGAAAATGTCCTCCCTGGACGGGAAAGTGACAATCGCAGCCCGCGCTCCGCTGCCGACTGACGGGCAGGGCAAGGTCGCCGGGTCGCTGTGGTGGGTGCAGGGCGCTGACGGGAAGCTTGGCCAGGCGTTCACGTGGAACGGCACTGTGTGGCGGCTCAGCCAGGCAGGCACGAATTTCATCGGCGACAAGGCGATCGGGTCCGCGCAGATCGGTGACGCCGCAATTGGGTCCGCGCAGATTGCTGACGCGTCTATCACTGACGCGAAGATCGGCGGCCTGTCGGTGTCGAAACTGATGGTGACCGGCGGCGCGAAGATGCCGCAGGCTGTGATCGACGTGATCACGTCCGACTCCGCGTTCCTCGGGGCAGTGGCCGCGCACTCCGTGTCGGTGGACCCGGAGAATATGGTGCGGGAGCCGCTGTTCGCGTCTTCACCGTCGTCCGTGTGGACGGTGTCGGACGTGAACGCGGTGACGTTGGCGGCTACCGTGTCCGGCGCCCCGGGTGCGCTGATGACCGGCGTCCGGTTCGTCAACACGGCCGGCGCGCAGGTGTGGGCGCAGGCAACGCAGAAGATTACGTTCCCTGCTGGGAAGCGCTGGGTGCTGCGGATGACGTACCGGTACAACTCCGGCAACGCTGGCACTCTCGTAGCGACAGCGGCGGCGAAGGAGATCTGCCGGCCCGCGTACAAGGCCAACGATTACAGTTGGCGGACTGAGGAGTGGTCGTGGACGCCGGACGTCGGCACCACGTCAACTATGTTCCAGTTGTCTGCTACGGCGGGCTGTCGGGCCGAGGTAGCGTTCGTGTCGTTGACGGAGGCTGTGGGGGCTACGAAGCTTGCGCCGGGGTCGGTGACGTCGGACGCGATCTACGCCAGCAAGGAATTGTGGGCGAAGCTAGCCGCGTTTGCGTCGGTGACTACTGACATGCTGACTGCCGGTAAGGCGACCATTACCGGCTCCGCGGTAGTCGGCGAGCTGAAAGGCAACAAGATCTGGGGGTCGCAGATCATCGGGGCGTCGTTGTCTACGTTCCTCGAGTCGGCTGAGTCCGTCAACAAGAAAAAGCCCGGATGGAATGCGTCTGACGGAGACACGGCCGAGTATGTCGACCAGTGGATTGACCTGTCGGCGACGTGGGTGAACCAGTACAGCACCGACAGTGACGGCAAGTGCACGATTGAATCCGCCAAGCCGCGGGAGGTGCACGGGAGGTTCAAGTCGGACCTGGATTTCTCGTACGGCGCGTGCTGGGAGATTAACTTCACTCTCCCGTCCGGGAATGTGTTCGACCCGGTGCTTTCGTTCAAGGCGTACCACTGGGACGAAGCCAATCGCAGGGACGGGAACACCGAGTTGCAGTTCAATTTGCTGCGCGACGGTAGGTTTCAGGCCAGGGACAGGTCGATTCATGGCTACCAGCACATCTGGCTCGGGCAGTGGCCGGCGGAACGGACTGGGACCCGCGAGTACTTCCTCCGGATTTTCCCGTTGTACTCCCCGACGAACATGTACATCGAGAACATGAAGCTGTCGTACCGGCGGGGTTTCGACACTACGGCTGTGAACATGGCCAACGGCTCTTTGACTCTCCGGCGGGTGGACGTGGGCGCGAACCGGTCGAACCGGCTGACGATGGCTGTCGGCGGGTTGTATGCGTCGCAGTCGGATTCGCTCGAGTATCAGAAGCCGTTGCGCACGCTGGTTATGCCGCCGCACTTCATTGGTACGTCCGATCAGGTGCGTCACTTGTCGTGGAAGGGGGACAACTGGCAGTGGTGGCCGGGGAAGCTGAACAATCCCAGGACGTGGCTGCAGATCGACGCTCAGGATTGGTGGACTGACGATCAGGGCATCCCGTCTACCTACTACAACGGCCTGTACTGGATCGCGGCGACAGCGTACGTCGATAACACGTATGCATCTAAGTGGGTGACTGCATCGCTGCAGCTGTCCCCGTCGTATAACTGGAACCTGGCGGTGGGCGGCACTGCCATGGTGGAGCCGGGGGCGACGAGTATAGCCGTGTCCTGCGCGGGGATGGTGCAGATGCGAACGTCGAGCAAGCTGGCCTGGAGGTTTGCGATTAAGTCTCCCGGTACGGATGACGGCGCCTTAGGGAACCTGATCTTCAGGCGCTTCCGCCTGTCGGCCATGTACATTACGAACTGAGTAGGATGAGGCTATGAGTACTACCCGCTGGGATGGGGCTAAGGTCCCGACCGCGTCCGATCCGATCCTGTCCGCGTGGGGCGACTACGCGGACAGTGTGGGCACGTTCATCCGGTGCGCGTCGCAGGCGGAGGCGCAGGCTCGCCTGTCGCAGGCGCCGGCCGGTGTCGTGTCCGCCGCACACCCGGCGATGTTCCTGATTGCCGGGGTCCTGTACTCGGCGGACGGGACTAGGTCCGGCAACCAGTATGTGCTGCAGCCAGTGGCCGGGTTCTGCGACGTGCTGGTCGACAAGACTGACGCGTCCAATGGGCGCGGCCGGCCGACGTCCGACCATACGACGCGCAGGTGGGCGGAGACCGGCTTCAACCTGCCGATCCGCAGCCTCCTCGAGTTCAGCTTGGACGTGTGCGTCAGTATCGTTCACTCCGATTTCGAGTCCGAGGTCGACAAGGACAAAGCCAACGGGAGCTACTACTTCGGTTTCATCCTGGACAACGCGGGCCTGTGGCAGACAGAGATCCAGTACAACCGGACATTCATGACCCACCACCTGTCGTGGAAGCAGGAGGTGCCTGCCGGCACGCACACGGCCGCATACTCGACGTGCGGGTCATACGGGACGGACCCGTTCTGGCATTACGACGGCGGCGTATACCCGGGCACCAGGTTCCGTGTGATCAGTCTCGGCGCCGCCCGCTGAGCACCAGGCTGTTACCTGCCGCACCCATGAGATCATAGGAGCGGCAGGTAATTACTACCCAGCAAGGGAGAGGGTTTTATGGCCACTATGGGGCCCACGGAAGAGAGAAAGCGGCGCGCGGAGGCGCTGCGAGGCTGCGTGATCGCATCCGCGAACGGAGCGCCGGACGGGAGGCTGTGGGCACAGCGCGCCCGCCAGCTGGGGGTCACTCACATGCGGATCACCGACCTGTTCGGCGACTCCACGTCACAGGCGCTGCACAACGGCGGCGACAAGCTCGGCGAGATGGACGCGAAGGTTCGCTGGGCGCGAGACGCGAACGTACGCCTGTGGCTGGACCTGTCCTACGTGCGGAACTTGTTCGTGAAGGAGAAGGCGAACCCCTACTTCCTGAGGTGGCAGGACTGGTGTCCTTACTTCCGTGAGGTCCTGTGGCGGAACTTCCCTGACGCGGACATCCCCTACCGGGACTACCCGACCATGGATTGCGTTGCCCTGGCCGGCGAACCGATGGTGCTGTGGGGTGACGACAATCCGGTCCAGCGGGCGGGCTCTGCAGACCAGTACGTGTGGTCGCTGCTGCAGCAGGTGGAGGCGGTACGTCGACTCGGCTATGACGGCCCTATCGCGGCCGGCGGCTTTATTCACCTGGGCGCTGACGGCCGCGGGCGGGACGCGCACGGCGACCTGTTCGACCAGGTGGCGCGCCTCCCGGAGGTGGACGTGTTCACCACCCACGGGTACGACAACCCGACTGGCGATGCGTTCCGGAATCTCGCCCAGATCGCCACACAGGCGGGGAAGCCGTTCATCTTGGAGGAGGTTGGCTTCAACGACAAGACGGACGACGCGAAGGCCGCGAAGCTGACCGCGTTCGCGCAGGTGGCGTTCATGTCCGGGCTGAACGGCGTTGGCCTGTGGAACATCGGTCAGTATGGCGACTTCGATGTCCGTCCAGACAGTGGCCCGAAGTCCGCCGACGCGTGGCTGCGGGTGGTTGACGCGGTGAACGGACGCCGGCCGGCAGGGTCGGGCGGGGGTTCTCCCGCACCAACGCCCGCCTTTAAGTGGACGTCGTTCCCCGGCGATATGACGCCTGGCGACACGTTTGTTGCGTCTCTCTCTGGTCATGCCCTTTGCGTGGGGCCCCGGTCGGAGTGGGGTACGGTGACGTTGCCGTCTGTTGGGCAGAAGCGTGTCGCGACGATCCCGGCCGCTGTGTTGGGTGGCGCGAAGCCGCAGCGCACCTGCTACCCGCTGTTGAAGACGGATGGCACGTCTGACGGGGCGACCGTTGAGGTGTGGCCGAACAGTACGGTGATCACGAACATCCCCGCGGGCGGCGGCGGGAAGCGGGTCATGCCGATGATGTACGCCCCGCTGGCGTGAGTGTCGTCGCTTTGTTGGCGGCCCATACTGGGATCATGCATGACCTTGACCTCCCCCCCTTCCCTGCTGAGCTGTTCGGCGCGGCGGTCGCCGCCGTGGCGTCGTGCATTGGTTGGCTGTTCGCGAGGGCGGAGCGGACGTCCGACCGGAGGGTTGAAGCCTTGGAGCGGATGGCTGACTCCTTGAACCGTCGTGTCGCGACGTTGGAGCTGTCCAGGGATGCTGCTGAGGCGGCGCGCGACCTCGCGGAAGAGGAAGCGCACCGCCTCAGGGTGCAGGTGTTCAAGTTGGAGGAGTATGCGGCCGCGTTGATCCGGTGGGGGGTGGCGTTGATACGGCTGATTGCGCCGGAGAGCCGGCCGCCGACGCCGCCGTCACCTCCAGCCGGTCTCGATGATGTGAGCGACCTGTGTGGCGGCGGCATGCCGGCTGGTTCCTCTCCAATGGACGCCGCCGCCGGTCACGTACCAGGTGACGCCGCGCCTGGTGAGGGCCACTCGCGTCCCTGACGGACGCCGGCCCCGGCGGATGACCGCTTCGCGGGGGCCGGTCGCTACTCTCAGCTTGGTCCGGTCGAGGCCGCACGCGTCGAGGATGGTGAGGGCCTCTGAGACAACTCCGGCGGGGGTCATGTCAGTTCACCTCCAGCCACTGCCAGAGACCCCAGATGGCGAGGGCGGAGCCGAGGGTGATGAGGCAGGCGGACAGGCTTGCGATGGCGTAGGTGATGGCGCCCAGGGCGAGCTGGGCGGCCCGGCCGGCTGGCCGCGGGGGGATGGTGTTGGGGGCCGCGTGACGCATTAGGGGAGCTCCTTTCGGTTGGTGGCGTCTAGTTGTTCAAGTCCGCGGGTGAGCATGTCGGCGACGGGTATCACGGCGCTCGATACTTCCTCTCCTTTCAGGCGGTGCGGACGATGACGATGCTGCCGGCGGGGGCGGTGGCGTAGGAGCCTT